GGCCGCTCGACCTAAAAATAAATCGAGATAATAATCATAATCTTTGAAAGGTTGTTGCGCAATGTACACTTATAGTTCTTCTGACCTTGGTGCACACAACAAAATCTCTCTCCATTTATTAAAGAATTTTCTTCCATACATGAAAGAATCCATAAGAGTACTGGTCATTGCTTGAAATAACTGATAGTCTTTATGGACTGTCTTACTTTCGATCTGGTAAGTTAAAGTCCTACATAAGGATTTCAACTCTAACGGGGCGAAGACATAACCCGTTTCATCATCTTCAACAAAACGCCTCTTTAAGAAAGTAACATCAGTAATATCTATATAAGGTACAGATGCTGATTCTTTATCTGCCATCGTATAACCAACTCCCAAAAATTCAAAAACCTTGGCTATATTAGTATGATTATACATTTCATGTTCCTCTGCCACAGCTACCACATGATCATCACCTAAAACCACTAATTCTACATTGTCAAAAAACGTCTCAATATCATATCCACAGCAAATGTAAGCATACGACAGATACAAAACATTTACAAAACAATTTAAAATAGTGGTCATTTGATGTCCAGACACTTCTGAAGACAAAAATGTAAAATTACTACCAAAGTAATCAACACATGGGTTACAAATTTCTCCTTCTATTACTTCTAAAACAGTCATCTCCGACTCTGTGTAACCTGCTTTTTTACATAACAATCTAATCACTTGAAAAGCATACCTCAAAATGACAAAGTGCATACGTTTGTCAAAGAAAGCATAATCCCCTGCTATAAAATTACAATCGCCAAAACGAGTAAGACATTTATACAATTGTCCCCATTCTAGAGAAAAATGGTTCATGCCTACAGCACACTTAAATAATCTTCGATTCCTTTGCACAACTCGACAAAAGGAAGCTAAAAACATACGAACTATAATTAACAAAGGAAGAGGACAGCTATAAAAAACCCTAACTTTATTCATTTCAGCTTTCTTATGGGAGATGGGTTCATCTTTAAGATTTGCACTAAAAATGCAGTGCGGGCGTATGCCCTTCTCCATCTTCTCTAGTGCTATCTCAATATCTCTCTTAACTTCTGGTTTAAAAACGGCTTTACCATCGACAATATCGATATAATGCATTTTACATTTCTTAT